ACTGTATCCAATACATTAAAAAATAATATTTTAAATTATCTTTCTGAGTTTAGAATGATTAACGATTATTTGGATATTGTGAGTGGTGAGGTTATTGATATGGGTTTAGAAGTTGATTTAGTTATAGATAAAAATACATCACAAACAGACGTTATTAAGACGGCAATCGAAAATATTGTAGATTTCTTCGCAATTGAAAAACGTAAAATGGGAGATCCACTATTTGTTGGAGATTTGTCAAAATCCATTGGTAATGTGTCGGGAGTTGTGAACGTTGTAGATTTAAGAGTTTTTGGAAAAATTGGTGGAGAATACTCATCATCCGAGGTTTCACAAAGTTACAAAGACAACGCAACGAAAGAAATACAACAAAGCGACAACACTATATTCATGAAGTCAAATCAAATATTCCAAATTAGATTCCCTAATAAGGACATTAAGATAAGAATTAAAACCTTAGGAACGACTACATTTTAATTAGTTTTTTGTTTATAATAATAGAAAATCCACCTCTTTCTATTTATTATAAGAATGCTACAAAAACACAGAATATACACAGATATTGGTAAAGACCAAAACATCACAGTCGAATTAAAACAAGACTATGATTTATTGGAAATTTTGTCTTTAAAGTTTACACAGAAAGACACGTATACTTCACTTTGTTCAGATTACGGTGTTGTATGTGGAAGAATTATCGTAAATAACGGTTTTGGAGTACCAAACGCTAAAGTTTCTATATTCATTCCATTATCAGATGAGGATTCAATTGACCCCGTAATTTCGGCTTTATATCCATTTAAAGACCCATCAGAAAGAAACGAGGAAAACAATTACAGATATAATTTATTACCATCAAGAAAACAACATGGTGGACATGAACCAACAGGAACATTTCCTGACCAATTGGAAGTCCTCAATAGAGAAGAAGTTTTAGAGGTATATGAAAAATATTATAAGTATACCGTAAAGACTAATGATGCCGGTGACTTCATGATATGGGGTGTTCCATTAGGATTACAAAAAATTCATGTGGATATTGATTTATCTGATATCGGTTGTTTTTCCTTGAGACCATATGATTTTATGAAACAAGGAGTGGGTGAAGATGCGTTTAAAAACACCTACACATTTAAGTCGTCTGAAGATATCGATTCCCTACCACAAATAGTTAGTTTTGATAAGACAGTTGAGGTGGTACCATTTTGGGGTAATATCGACTTATGTCAAATAGGAATTACAAGAACAGATTTTGATTTATCAGATAAGGGGGTTAAAGTAGAACCCAAAGCATTTTTAATTGGTGGAACTTATACAGATACGGGTAAGAATTCTTTAAATAAAAATTGTCAACCCAGAAGAAAAATGGGTAGAAAGTGTGACCTGACAACTAAAACAGGAAAAATCGAAGCAATTAGATTTACACACAAAAAAGATATAAATAAACGTCCGATACTTGAAATATATAATATCGATGAAGATATTCCTGAAGATGGTTCGTTTGTAATGGAAGTACCGATGAACAGTGAGTTTATTTACACTAATGAATTTGGTGAAAATGAAATTACAAATGACCCAAATAAGGGCATACCCACGGCAGCGTGTTATAGATTTAGATTTTCAATAGATGACCAAGGTAATAGTAGAGTTAGAAAAACTGCGTCTTACCTTGTTCCAAATATTAGAGAATATTCAACACAACAAAATGAATCATACGCGTTTTCAACATCGTGGGATGACTATCCAACAAGTGCGGTTGGAAGTGATTCAAATAGAGGTATACTATATAATCAATCAGGACAATACTTTCCAAGAGATTATTTTTATCGAGTAACATATAATAAAGTTTATACAATTTCTTCTTTTCAAAATATACATTACAATGGTAATTCATTTAGTGACGATAGATATGTTGGTATAAAAGAAATTGTACCGGCGGAAGAAGAAGATTGTTCAGCCGATGTTGTTACACCACCAGTTAATTTTGCTAAGAAAAACTTCACATTTACATTATTAATTGCCGACGTTTTATTACTAATTGAACACTTAGTCAATCTTGTTTTATTAACTTTATTCAACACTTTGGCAATCGTATTTCATCAGTTTGCAGATGCGTTTAATCAATGGCCAACTAAATTTATTTATAAACCAATTAAAAAATTTGCATACAGATTACAAGACGGTTCACAAAGAGAATTATATTTAATTGCATATCCTGAATGTGAAGAGTGTAATGGTGAAAACTCATTAGGTGTACAAGGAGGACTTGGAAATTCTACCGACTTTTGTGAAGTTGGTAAAGTTACTATTATAGGAAATGACAATCAATCAAGTAGAGGTTTAGTTGCCTCTGGATTTACTTTTTCTAATCCAGTTTCAGGAGACCCGAGCGACATATGTTATAGTGCCGTAACACCGACAAACGTAACTAATTTTGTAACAAATCAATCCTCGTATATAATAACATACGGATCAAATGGAACAACGTTAACAGGAACAACTATTTTTTCGTCCGATGGTGTGTCTGGTTATACTTTTGAAGATACAAATGGATTATTTCAAGAAAATATTGAATATGAAGTAATAATAAGAAACCTAAACGCATCATCAAACGCGTTTTCATCTACCGTCCCACTTGAGGATGGATGTGAGTTATATGACATACCATACGACGAAGGAATCGTCTCAACATACTATATTGGAACCGGAAGAACCCCCTCGTCAACATACACAGCGGGTATGGATATAACCGCAACTAAAATCACTAATAATGGTGGATATAAATTAGAGTCGTCATTTGATGGAGAGAGATATACTTCAATAACACCATCTGGATTTTCTGAATTTACTAATGGTATTTTTAAAATAATTCCGGGTAGTCAAACAAACATTAGAATTTTTGAAATTTTAAGAGAATATCGTCGAAGAAAAAGAGTCGGTAAATTATTCTGTGGTGGAATTGTAAATTATTCTTTTATTGATAATTGGTTGTCTGGTTCATTATACTTTTTTCAATTTAAGGGTAGAAAAGGAAGATATTGTGAAGACGTAATAAGATATGTTGAATCACAAGACAAATATTATTATAGGTCGGCAACATACACTTCAGAGTCAAATTGGGGAGGAAGTAAAGATACTCAAATAGGTCGACCAACAACAATGGTAGATTTAGGACCTAGAGATGAATTTATTAAAGAAATTTGTGTAGACCCCTCATTAGACCCAAATTGTTCTGTAAGTAGATCAATAGGGCCAACATCATTTCAAAGTTTTGGAGAATTGTTAGGTTTGGCAATAAACTATAGAATGGATGTTAGTAATAATGCATTCGACATAAATGATTTTTTTGATAACGGAGGATTTACATACACAAGTAGAGTTTTAGATGGAGATATTTTACAGTTAATATCAATAAATAATGAGGTGGGTATTGAAGAATTTGATTTACAAAACGCTAAGTACCTTGGATATTCCTATCAATATTTAGATCCTGATATTTTTCCGAGTGTGTTTAAAAATGGAACATCTGTATTTGGGCCACTTCCTGTAACTATGTTTTTGGATGAGGATGGTGAAAGAGTAAGAGGTTGTTTAAATGAACCTGGAAGATTAACTGAATCATCACAAAAAGTTCCATTCTTTTTATGGAATAAAGGAGGGACAGGGTTTGGTCCTTATAACACAACAACGTTAGATAATCAATCTTGGGATTATGCAACACAGGTATCAATTTCTAATGGTAACGTACAACCACTACAAGGTATGACATATGGGTATTCGTATACAACGTTACCGAATGATTCGTCAGATCAATATCTTTTATTACCAATCACATATACTTTTAGTGGATTGACAATAAACACTGAAAGTGCGACCGATGATTTAATTTTTGATTCAATATTACCTAGTGGTTCATCAATTAATGTACATAGTTCAGAATATCCAGGATTCACTGTGTTGGTAAGTTCTAATAGTAATATAACAAACCCCACAGCCGGAACATTATATACAAGAGTTGGACCTGTTTCAGGAAACACAACATATCAAGGTATAACAATTACAAACGGATTTCATCAGCAACCATGGGATTATACTGACGATTTTATAATAAGACCGACAATGGATTATTATAGTGGTAATAAACAAATTCTATCAACTCCATTTATGTTTTATTTCGGACTAAAAGCGGGAAAAACGGGCATTGATAAATTTATAAAATTATTTGGTGACAAAGGAGCATTTACATCAGCAGAATAATGGAAAAGAAAAAAGTAATATTACCAACTAAGAGATTCTTCAAGGCAGAAGAGGAAGATTTAGATTTAAGATTAAATTTAGAATCTTCTGAAAATTTAATGCGTCTTGGTGACAGAGATGTTGTTTTAGATATTGCTCAATTGTTTAGTGACGAAAGAAACGATAGTAAAAATTATAAGATATATGGTAAATTAAAAATGATTTTTAGAAACATGTATTCAGGTATAACGTCTTACCCACCTTTGAGTAATAACGTATATCTTGTTGGTGATGGTTCTGACGGAAATTTATCTGGATTTTTACCATATAATGAATTGGCATTTTTAAGAAACGATGTATTAAGAGAATTATATACACCATCGACAGGAAATACACCTTCATTAGGAACTATAACATTAACTGGAACAACAAATACCGGTCATACAATCACAACACCAATAACCGCACCTTATAAAAATTGGAACATTTATGTAAGTTATGTACATAGTCATAACAGTCAGTTTCCAATGAAATATACTTTATCTGGTTCCACCACTGGTGAAACTATAAGTTTCACATCAGGTGATGGTATTCCATTTAGATTATCATATTCAGGTGGTTCTTACTATGAATTAACTTCACCTGTTGAACATGGAATGAAAGCGGGTGAGTTTGTTGTTTTATCAGGAACAACATTAACAGGAAGTCTTAGTGGTAGAACTTTTACAATTGATAGTGTGGGTAATGAGGTTCACAATTCAGAAAAATATGTAATTAATTTATTAAAGAGTCAAATTTTAACAGGAACAACAATACCATTATTGACTGTTGGTAAAAGATGTTTAAATAGAAATGATATTACAGGAACAACATCACAATACTACGTTCACCAACATAAAACATTAACAGAATCTACAGATTATATTTTAGATAAAATTGGTTTCGAATCTCCGATATGGGAAAATGAAAGAAAACTTTTATTTGAAAATTCAAATGGTGATAATGATGTATTAGTTGAAAAAAATAGAATGGAATCTTTAATATACGATTTTAAAGAACCATTAGTTTTAACAGGAATAACAAATAATTTAGGATACACACCAACAGATGTTTATTTAACAATTATATACAGAAACGCAAATGGATTTTTTAATTACCCACCAAAAGTTGGATGGAAATTTAATTTTCACAATACTTGGATTGATAAACATTTTAGTGGCACAACATCAAATGAAACTTCTATAGGTGTGACAGGATTAACAGGTAATACTGGTACCACAGGATTCACTGCGGGTTTACCGTTACAAATAGGTACGAGTGGATTAACGGGAGCATATGTTGAATATAATAAAACTGAATTAAAGGAAAGAATTATAAGTGAAGCGTACCATAAGATAACAAACCCAACAGCAATATTTACTCATAATCAAGATACTAATGTTGACGGATTTTCAGGAGCAACCGCAAACAATCTTTTTGGTTTATATTATCAACCATATCATAAGGTAAAATTAAAAGAATTATCTCCATATATCG